ATCTGGAAGAGTGAGCATTCCCTTGAAGCATTCACTCACAAGGATCAGTTCAAATCATATGCTGACCTTGAGAAGCGTCTGAATATGGTGCTTGGTATCACTCAACGCACTGCTGTTCCTACAGTAGACAGCGAAGAGTACGAACCAGTCGCTGCTACTGGTGGGTTCAATGACTCTGACATCACTAGCGGATCTTCTTTCCGTCAGCAGATGAATGCTCCCTCTCCTGTCAAGGAAGAGTCAATCGTTGAGGATGACGATGCACTGTCATACTTCGCACGTCTTGCTGAAGAGTGATTAAGTTTCTTTGGAAAGGACTGAATCATCCAGTTACCTATCTAAACCTTTCGTTTGTTGGGATGCTGTTGGTGATTCAGTTTGTTCATACTAAAGCACACCTTACTTTAGAAACAGATGTGCATGGTCATGCTTACAGAGTATTGAAAACGAATCCAAAACTAGCAATACCTTCTTGCTACAAATTGGGTTTTTCAAAACGGTAAAACTGGGAAAATTTTTCCCGCTAATTTTTTGCTTGGAAAAGTCAACCAGTTTTCTTTAGACGCTGACTAATATAGTTGGCGTCTTTTTTGTATAAATTTCTCTTTCTAAAATCATCTACAAATTGCTGGAAGTATGCTGGTTTTAACAAGTAAATAGAACGCTTCTTTTCATTCTCAGCGGTGTAGTGTTCGGCAATGGTAACGGGACGACAAATCTCGTTGCCATTTTTTAATGTCATAGCGCCGTTGATGTTCAGTTTATGTGTTGTATTGTAGAAAGTCTCGTCTACATGAACACCAGCAGGGTACTGACCAATCTCGTAGGTTTCGTAGTGATTAATTTCACCGTATGGATCATCAAATTCTGACTCTAGCACACTAGTTAACTCGAAGTTTGTCATTGGCCAATCATACTGAGCGTTAACCATATTGTTTGTCAGTAGAATTACCCAGTCAAAAAATGGATTTCCATACATTCTATCAGCAAGAGTATCTGGTCTATCAAGATCTTCAATTGTATACTTGTTAAAAATTACTGCGTATGATAATACATCATCATTAATTTTATATCTACGAAAGAAATTTTTCGCAGTTATAAAATCGGATTCTGAGAAAGGATAACTGATCGGTTTCTCGTCGTATTCTATGTTCGGGATTAGTGAGAAGTACATCAGTATTTGTCTGCCTCTTCTGAGAAAATAAGTTTTGTTTCTTGGAATGATAATGATAAACCAATAGCAACCATACTGCCATCATCATATGTAGCATACGTTCCATCAGGAGTGTAATTAATTTCTACATTTGTCATAGCACACATTTTATACTGTGCTACGTCTGGATTTGGACCATTGCCACGCATAAATGTTAATCGACAGACGTTTGGAACTTTAATAAAGTTGTTTGCAGCATTTTGTCCTTTTGAAAAATTTAATTCTGTTCCTTTTGAAAACTTAGGTAGCATCGAACGTTTAAATATTTTACAAATTTCTTTAATCTCTGTTGCTTCTAGTGCATTTCTTGGGACAAGTTTATAATTTAAGGAAATATTCCTGAGATCTGTTCCAGTAAATAACAGTTCAACGTTGGGGTTGAGGATAACACCACGAGTTGCACCAAAAACATCATTCTGACTTAAAGATTCGCCAGTAATTTTTGATATAACATCTCTAATAACTTTATTGCCTAAATTTGGAACTGCTTGAGAGAATGCAGTTCCTGCTGTGGTTAAAGCATTTTGCATCCCTTCACCAAAATCACCAGATCCTGCTGTAGTGAGGGCATCTCTGCCAATATTACTGAATGCTTTACCACTCCAGTTCGCTTTGTATCCAGTAGAAACATCTTCTGGCATGTATAGGATAACTGATTGCTCTGTCTCAGATCCTTTATATAATCTTTCTGCAGAAACACTTTCGTTATATGTTGCAAGAGGTGTGCTGCTATCTTTAGTCGCACCTTTGTTTATGTTTTGAAATGGTGGTTGATATTCAAAAAATTCAAATAATACATAATCAGAATTCGCTGTCATCGCTGCATCTCTTGGATATCTACGAGAACCAGTGGCACTTGAAAGGGTTGGAGCTGCTACTGTTTTATAAGAAAATGTTCCTGGTGGTGTAGACTCTAAGTACTTTGATTTGCTAATACTATTCCACTCAGAACCATCCCATTGATAATAAACTTGATACTTACTTCCCATCGCACCTGCAGCTTCGGTCTTTACAGTTTGACCTATTTTAGTGCCATTAGCAGTTGGTTTACCGCCAGTATTTGTTTTCATTACTTAGACATCTCCTTTGACTGCTTAGTTCCATATCCTTTAATCATTCTCTGACCTGAGATTTTATCGTAGAATCTGTCATCGGTTTCTTCCCATACAATCTTTTTATCGATAGGGAAAGTCCTTCCATTAACATCTTTCACAAAATCCTCGGTTGGCAAAAGAATAGCAGTGTCCCATTCTGTTGATGCAAGGTCAAGATATAATCCGTCTACATGACTACTGAGATATTTATGAAAACATACCTTAGGTATATCAACTCTGCCTTGCATCAGTTTCTTTGTAACAATCAATCTTTTCTTTGGGGAAAGGTAGTGTAAGTTAGCACCCCAAAATTCATTCTTCCCTGGTGCTTTAAAACAATACACTAAAGGAAATCTATCATAGTAAGGCAGATGCTTCATCTTTGCCTTATACTCAAACATATACAGATGACCTGCTACTGCATATCTACGCAGTTCATTCTTGTCTTGTTCTTTGACAGCACCAGCACGATCTTTCTTTTCATCTAAGATGTACTTGTTAAAATTCTTTTTGTATTTACTTGCTTCTGCTTTTACTGCAGATCTATACCAAGTTAAAGATTTCTTTTCTCCTCCTGTGGAATTAGATACTCGTTCAAATAATGTTTTGTATCCAGGGTCCTTGTTTGTAATATTACGTTGGACTGACGCAAATCCGGTTGCCATTTTAGACTCCTAAGTGATCTTCGGTTAGTATTAAGAAGTTCATCTGCCTGTCTTCACAATACTCTCTCGCAGCGGACCATTTAGTTTGGTTCTTTACGTAAGTTAGTGCGGCATTACGATAGGCAGCAGTTTTTTTATTTTTCTCATTCGGTGGTTGAGTTTGCTTTTTGGGTTTGATCTCAATAATATACTTAGTAAGTTTGCCACTCTTTTCTTTTACTTTAATGTAAAAGTCAGGGAAATATCGTCTTACCTTACCATCAGGTGCGCGATAGGGAATAATTATCTCTTCGCTACCCCATTCGATTATTGAGGGATTACTATCACAGAACACCATGAACTTACGTTCCCAAAGTGATCTATAAACTATGTTTGAAGGATTGCCACGATACTTAGTAGGATTTTTGGGTTTGTAAAATCCAGAGTATGCCATAAATATAAAGAGACCAACATAGGTATTTAGTGTGTCGATAGATCGTCTATTAACAACAATGGCAGTAAACGGCGGGATGTCGTTCAGTAATAACTTTGTTGTGAAGTTTATCAATCCACCTATTACTCCTCCAGGTGGACAATCATCTGACTACTTTGAAATGTTTTGCACTGAAGCACAATTGCCAAATACCAATACGGCACAAGGTCAAATGAATGGCACATATGTTGGTAGTGGATCTGTAAACTACCCCCACACAAGAGTATTTACTGAAATTCAATTGGGATTTATGTGTGATGCTAATATGACATCGCTTAAATTTCTACAAGATTGGACTGATTCTATTTTTAATGAAGAGGGTGACAATGTTGTTGGCAAATCAAAATCAGCAATGGAATCTTCTGCCTTCGATGCTGGCAGACCAGAGGGAAGAAATATCAGATTAAAATATAGGGATGAATATGCATGTAAAATTGCTATTACCAAGACTGAAATTGGACCAAATTCTCCTATAGAAAGAGCACCTATTACATATATCTTAGAGCAAGCATATCCTTATGCTATTGATGCAGTGCCTCTACAGTTCGGTAGTAGTCAACTGACGCAAGTAACAGCACAGTTCTCTTACATGAGACACTATGTGATCAAGAATGATATTAGACCGTGAAAACCAACTTTTCAAATCCATAAAAGTGGGAAAATTTTTCCTGAGTATTTTTGGTCAAAAAAGTCGCACTAAATATTAATATGATATGATCTAAGTATAATGGCATTACCAAAAGTTGCATTACCATCGTATGAGTTAGAAATTCCTTCAAATGGTAAAAAAATCAAATATCGCCCATTTGTCGTAAAAGAAGAGAAATTACTTTTATTAGCACTTGAATCTCAAGATGATAAGCAGATTGAAGAAGCTACAAGGACATTACTGAAAAATTGTATCCAATCTCGCGTAAAATTAGAAGATTTAGCAATTTTTGATTTAGAATATATTTTCTTGCAAATTCGTGCTGTATCAGTTGGCGAAGTTGTTGAAATGTTGCTAACATGTGAAGATGACGGTGAAACTCAAGTTAAGTACAATCTTAATT